TCCGTCCGTCTCTTTCTTGCGGATCAGCCCGAACTAGCCCTGACTGGCGGGGATCAGCCGGGACTGGCTGGGATGGGTCGAGAGCAGCCCAGACTGGAAACGGCGCGGGTGGGGAGGCAATCGTTTGGGCCTCAGGTGGAGGCTTGGGCTGCCGCACATTTGATGCCGTTGATGCCGTGGCAGGCGTATGCGGTTGCCGGAATGTTGGAGCATGACGGTGGCCGGTTGTTGCGCCGGGAAGCGTTGATCAGTACGGCTCGTCAGCAGGGCAAGTCGGTTTTGCTGACCTCAATGATCGGGTGGTGGGTGACCGAACACGCGGCCCGGTTAGGGCGACCCCAGCACGTCCTTTCCACAGCCAACCAACTGGACCGCGCCGAAGCCATTTTCAGTGCGTTGGCCCCGGTGCTGGTTGAACGTTTCGGGGGCAAACAGTTGCAGGCCATTGGGCGCAAGAAGGTGACGATGCCAGACGGGTCAACATGGGAGATCCGCGCTGCCAGTGCCCGGTTGCACGGCGGCTCGTATGACCTGATCGTGGTGGACGAACTGTGGAACATTGCCCCGTCGGTCATGGACGACGCGTTGCGGCCCTCAATGATTGCCCGACCCAACCCGTTGCTGGCGTGCTTTTCCACAGCCGGGGACATGGGTTCCCACAGCATGATTCACATGAGGGAACAAGCCCTAGCGGACATTGACGCCGGCACCCAAACCGACACCTACTTTGCAGAATGGTCAATGCCGATGGGGGCCGACCCGAAAGATGAGCAGTGGTGGGGGTGGGCCAACCCAGCCCTAGGCACCACAGTCACCATCGAGGCGTTGCGGGCCGCGTCCAAAAAGGAGTCGTTCCTGCGGGCGCACCTGAACCAGTGGATTACCACCCGGGGCGCAATGCTGGACCCGGGCGTCTGGGAGTCCTGCGCTACCACCCGCCCGATGCTGCCCGGCGGGGTGCTAGCCATTGACTCGTCCGTGGATGAAGCCCGCTACGTTGGCACCCGCGCCACCGTTGCTGACGGGCAGATCATGGTGGACGTCGAGTTTGTGGTTGACTCTGAGGATGCCATGTGGGAACAGGTTGCCCGGGTCATGGCTGACCGCACCGTCAACCTTGCGGTGACGCCAACACTGGAACTGCATCTGCCACCGGAGTACGCCCGCCGTTACGCCCTTGTCGGTTACGGCGAACTACTCAAGTTTACAAGCCTTGTCCGCTCGATGATCCAAGAGGGGCGCGTCATTCACACCAATGCTCGCACCCTGTCGGAACACATGAACCGTGCCGTAGGTGTCAAGACCGCGCAAGGGTATGTGCTGTCCAGCCAGAAATCCCCCGGCCCGATCGAGGTGGCACGGACCGCGGTGTGGGCTATCGCACTGGTGAGCCGTCCGCAAACAAAACAGAAACCCATGCTTGTAGTTTCCTAGTGCTGTATGGTGCTGGCGTGGCCCCGTGTCGGGCGAGGCCGCAACATCTCTCATGGCACTGTTTACACGCAAAGAAACCAAAGCCCAGATTTCACCGCCGCAGGTGACAAAGGCTGCTGCTGTCGGCTCCAGTTACTACACCCAAAACCAAGGTGTAAACATGATCGGGCAGTACTACACCTACGTTGAAGGTGAACTGCGTGACCGGGCAATACAGGTGCCCGCCATCAGCCGTGCCCGCGACCTCCACGCATCGGTCCTGTCGGCCATGCCACTGAAAATGTATCGGGAACGCTGGAACGACCAGACCCGCGACATGGAAGACGAGGAAATCGCGCCCCGGTCATGGCTGCGCCGCCCCGACCCGTCCATCACCTACGAAACCCTCATGGCATGGACATTCGACGACCTGTTCTTCTTTGGGCGGGCGTTCTGGTACATCACCAGCCGCACCCAAGACGGCTTCCCTGCATCTTTTACCCGGCTTCCAGCAGGGTCCATCACGACACAGGACCAGTCCGGCCCCGTCTGGTACGCACCATCCAACGAGGTTTACTTTCAGGGCGGCGCAATCGACCCGGTCAACCTTGTGCAGTTCATCAGTTCGACTCAGGGCGTCATTTACAGTTCTGAACAAGCAATCACCACCGCCCTGAAAATTGAGGACGCCCGGCTACGGAACGCCTCTTCATCCATCCCCTCGGGCATCCTTAGACAGGTCGGTGGTGAACCTCTCTCCGCACAGGAACTCGCGGATTTGTCGGCTGCTTTCAACGCGGCCCGCGCCTCCAACCAAACCGCAGCCCTCAACGAGTTCCTCACCTACGAAGCAACGAGCGCAACCCCCGACAAAATGCTGCTGATCGAGTCGGCCCAATTTTCGGCTTTGCAAATGGCCCAAATCTGCAACATCCCGCCGTATCTGCTGGGTGTCCCAACCGGGTCATACGCATACACAAACAGCCAAGAGTCGCGCTGGGACTTGTGGATTTACGGCACCAAAATGTATGCCGAAGTCATCGCCGGAACCCTCAGCGGAAACAACATCCTGCCGAACGGCACCTACATCGAGTTTGACACCGACGACTACCTAGGTGAAATGGTTGCGGCCGACACCCTCGACGTCGAAGACCCAATGCAAACACCACAGGAAAACACACAGGAGGAACTGGCATGATCCGTTTCACATCCGACCATGTCTCCATCATCGCTGCCAAGAACGACAGCGAAGGGGAACGCCGCATTGACGCCATCGCGGTGCCGTACAACACGTTCGCCACCGTCTCGGACGGCACCGAAGTGTCATTCAAGCCCGGGTCGCTGCCGGTGGACGGCAAAGCCCCCCGCGTGTTCATGTACCACGACGCATCAAAGCCCGTCGGCATCGTCGCGGAACGCGTTGACACCCCCGAAGCCATGCTTGCATCCATGAAAATCAGTCGCACCGCCCTTGGCGACGAAGCGTTGGTACTTGCCAGTGACGGCGTCATGGACGTGTCCGTCGGCGTCAACCCAACAAAGTTTGCATACGACGATCAAGGGCGCATGATTGTTGAGGAAGCCGACTGGATGGAATTGTCACTTGTTCCCATACCGGCGTTCGCAGGTGCTACCATCACCGAAGTAGCCGCGCAAGCAGCAACAGATCCCGACGAAACCGAAACCCCAGAAGTTCCAGAGGAGGAACCCGTGGAAGCAACACCCGCACAGGCAGAGGTCGTCGAGGCCGCAGCCGTCCCCACCCCGGCACTGCCCGCGCAGCCCAAGCGCGAGTACCGGATGCCGTCCGCAGCCGACTACCTCGCCGCCATGCACATCGGTGGCGACACGTTCGCCAAGATCAACGCCCAGTACCGCGAAGCCGCCATGGCACAGCGCGGCACCCTGCAGGCCGCAGCCGGTGACGTGCTCACGACGGACACCCCGGGCCTGCTCCCGGTCCCGGTGCTCGGACCGCTGGTGCAGGACATCAACTTCATGCGCCCGTGCGTCAACGCCGTGGGCGCACGCGCATACCCTGACGGTGGCGCACAGAAGACGTTCGTGCGTCCGACCATCACGACGCACACCAGCGTCGGCACCCAGTCGACCGAACTGTCGGCAGTGTCGGCCACCACGATGGTGATTGCGTCGAACAGCGTCACGAAGACCACCCTTGCCGGTCAGGTCACCCTGTCGGTGCAGGACATCGACTTCACCAACCCCGCCGCAATGCAGTTGATCCTCAATGACCTCATGGGTGAGTACATGATTGCGTCGGACAACAAGTGCGCTGATGACCTGCTGACCGCTGCGACGTCGTCGGGCGTGTGGGACGGCACCCTTGCCGACCTGCTCACCAGCGTGTACGACGCCGCCAACGACGTGTCCTCCAACCGCAACTGGATGCCGACCCATCTGCTTTGCAGCGTTGATGTCTGGGCGCAACTTGGAAAACTTGCGGATTCAACGGGCAGACCTGTTTTTCCGTTCATCGCCAACGGCCTGTCTGGGCAGAACGCCCTCGGCTCCCAGAACGCGGTGTCGTGGAACGGCAACCCGCTCGGCCTCGAACTGGTCGTGGACAGCAACTTCGCCGCCAAGACCATGATCATCACCCGCGTCGGTCAGGGCGCAGGCGACGCGTACGAGTTCTACGAGCAGCAGCGCGGCCTCATGTCCGTCGAGGTTCCCTCCACGCTCGGGCGCACCATGTCCTTCCACGGGTACGTCAGCACGTTCGCTGCCATCCCGGGCATGATCCGCAAGATCACGCAGGCATAAGGGAGGCCGCCAATGGCGGTATACACAGTCATCGCACGGCAACGGCTCGACAACTACGCCGTGGTGCAAACCCTCACAAGCACGGACATCCAGCCGGGGCAATCCATCACGGTTGCCTCGGTTGGCACCGGCTTTGACGGCGTTAACACCGTGCTGGCCTGCCCCCAATACAAGTTTCTGGGCACCGACGCCGACACCGGCGAATGGCTCTACGACGTTCTCCAACCCGTTGAGAATCAACTGCTGTACTACGACGTTGGCGACGACGTTGAATGGGGTGTGCTGACCTCGACGGGCACTGTCACTTGGACGCAAACCTGCACATGGATCACCAACGCCAACGTGGAGGAATGGCTGGGTATTGCCGTTGCCACCGCAAACGACACCGCGTTCATCACCAAATGCGTGTCGGCCGCCAACGCGTTTGCGTATCGTCGCCGTGTCGAGTCTGGTTACGGGCAGGACAGCCTCACCACCAGCCCCGGCGGGGACGTCACCCTCGGCACCATCATGTATGCCGCTCTTTTGTACAGGGAAAGAGGCTCAGCGGACTCGTTTGCATCGTTTGACTC